TCTTGGACAGAGTCAGGTGATCTAAATCAAAGTAGACTTGGTTTAGCAGGTTCTGGTACACAGACAGCTGCTGTAGCTTTTGGTGGTGCTCCAGGACCTTCAGGTCAAATAAGCACTGAAAAATATGATGGAACATCTTGGACAACATCATCAAATTTAGTAAGTCGAAGATTTTATTTAGCAGGTTGTGGAACACAACCTTTAAGTTTAGCTTTTGGTGGTTTTTCAGCACCAGCAGGTAATTTAAATAATACAGAAGAATTTACAGGTGGAACAACAGTTGAAAACGATCCTAAAACAATTGACTTTGATTAATTAATCATTATATTGTTTTTAAATGAAAGGATTACAAAATGACTAAAGAGAAAAGAAATATAAAAGAACTTATTGAAAAAGAAGCTCCTAATTTAAATAACATATTAGAGCCAGAAGACGTTTCTATATTTAAAGAAATGACGGAAGAACTTCGAGACACTTGGACTAAAAAACAAATGTTTAGAACTGAAACAGAAATGCAATTTTCTGTTTTAAATGATGCAAAGTATCCAACTAAAGCTGCAAAGTATTGGCAGTGTGTTAGAGAGCAAAATGTATTTCTTGAAAATTTAATGTCTTTATCTTTTGATTATAGAAGAACAGAAGTTAAGATTAAAAGATTACAACAAAAATTAGAACAAGAAGAAGATCCTATAAAAAGAGAATTACTACAAATTGATTTAGATGAAAAAGTGTATAGTAAAGCTAGTGCACAATTAGTTGCTCGAGATAGAATGAGAGAAATTAAACTATGGTCTAAGTTTAAAAAACAATTTGATGATGGTTCGTTTGATACTAAAAATGTTAACACACACCAATTAAATTCTTATCATTTGACTATGAGAAACAAAGCAGAAACTTTGACTCAAGGATCAAGTCAACCAGAAGTGTTTAATGTATTAGGTCAATTACAATCTATTGAAAGAATAAAGAAAGAAAATGGACAGATCGAAGCTACAAAAAAACCAGAACTACCAGGACTTGGGGCAAAACCCGAGTAAAAAACTTTTCTTTTTAGTTGCAATGCCTAGGTCAGGCAACACGTTGTTTGCATCTATTATGAATCAAAATCCTGAGATAGCTGCTACAGCAAACTCTATTACATTAGAGATTATGAAAGATTTGTTTTTACTTAAACAAACAGATGTGTTTTTAAATTTTCAAGATTATAAATCATTAGATAATGTATTAGATATTGTGTTTGATACTTATTATAAAGATTGGCCACAACGTATAATTATTGATCGTGGACCTGTAATGTTAGATGGTAATTTTAAATTAATGCAAAAACATTTTAAACGTCCTTTTAAATGCATAGTGTTACTTAGAGATTTAATGGATGTATTAGCAAGTTATATGCAGTGGTACACAGAAAACCCCAGTGCTTTTCCTAACAGATATAATTGTAAAAACGATGAAGAAAAATTATTTATGATAATGAATAAAGACGGAGCTGTTGCTAAAGATTTAGAAGCAATTAAAAACGCTTATGCACATTCTGATATTTGTCATTTTGTAAAATATGATGACATGGTTACAAACCCTGAACAAGAGTTTAGAAAAATATATAAATTTTTAGATGAACCTTATTACCCACATTACTTTGATAATTTGCAATCAGTAAAAGTTAATGGTATAGAGTATAACGATACCATAGTTGGAAACAATATGCATAAATTATTTAGCGGTCCTGTTAGAAAAGTTTACAATCCTTATATAGAAAAAATACCACAACGTATAAAAGAAAAATATGGACACATCCGATTTTAATTTTGTATTTTTAGGACAATCTGTTTTAAAATATCAAGTGCCTCTTGATGTATACGCAACTATAAATGATATATACGAAAAACGTAAACACGAATTATACCCTGCAAACAAACAACTTGTAGGTAAAATACAAAACGAACATTCATTGTTTTTTGACGGCGCTCCTAACAATAAAATGCAACCACACAGACATCTACCAAATAATGTTATGGATTGGTTTTGGCAAAAGTTTCAACATTATTTAAATTGGAATAAAATACATGAGTATAAAATGCATTTAAATTCTGTATGGGTTAATGAAATGAAAGAACATGAATACAATCCAATACATGTACACCAAGGAACTTTGTATACAGGTTTATCAAGTGTTATGATTTTAAAATTACCACAACAAACAGGCTTTGAGTATTCAGCAGAAGATAAACCTATGAATGGTAGATTACAGATATTAGGTAATTCATCTGGTCAATTTTGTAACACAGACTATTCACCCGATGTTAAAGAAAGAGACTTTTACATATTTCCATATGATATGAGACATGCAGTTTACCCATTTAATGGGCAAGAAAAAAGAAGAACTTTATCCTGTAACTGTGATGTAGATTATAACCCAATAAAAAATAGGACAGCCTCATGATTATAAAAGAACCTAAATGGAAAAGCTGGGTTGTAGAAACAACCACACCTTTATTTACACCAGAACAATGTCAAAAAATTATTGACTGTGGTAGAAGTCAACCTCCACAACAAGCACAAGTTGGTATAAGTAAACCTGGAGGTGGCACTGATACTAAAAAAAGAGTAACGACTATATCTTGGATACCATTTAAAGAAATGGAACCAATGTACAATGACCTTAATAATTTTATACAAGCAGCAAATGAAAATCATTTTGGTTTTGGTGATATACAAATAACAGAAAATGCACAGTTTACAGAATATCCAGAAGGCGGTTTTTATGATTGGCATATGGATTGTGATGTAAACATGCAACACGAGCCACCAGTTAGAAAAATATCTATGACATTATTGTTATCTCCTGAAGATCAGTTTGAAGGTGGAGATTTAGAACTTATGGCCCCAGGTAAAAAAGCAAAACTTAAACAAGGTCATGCAATTATATTTGCATCTTTTTTAAACCATAAAGTAAACCCTGTGACACGTGGTGTTAGACAATCACTTGTTGTGTGGTTTGGAGGTAAACCGTTTAGATGATAATAGAAAAATTTTTTCCAACTATTGTGTACGGTAAAGATGTGCAATTAGATAATAATAAATTAGCACAAGATATTGTTAATTGGTCTAACCAAGATAAAGGTGTTTCTAAAACAAACTATAAAGGTTGGCATTCTACAACAGACATGGGTCAAAAACCAGAGTATCAACAATTAGTTACAGAGCTATTGAGAATGCAAAAAGAAATATACAATAATGAACATATAGATAGACATGCAAGATTAGGTAATATGTGGGCTAATATAAATCCAACTGACGGCATGAATCAACCACACATACATCCTAACTCTTTATTTTCTGGAGTGTACTATGTAAAGTCTCAACCTAATGCAGGACGACTTAAAATATATGATCCAAGACCAGGAGTACAATTTATAATGCCAACAAGAAAACCAGGAAATCCAGGAAGAGATATGTGGAGAGATGCAAATATAGAACCTGTTGTTGGTAGAATTATTATGTTTCCTGCATGGTTATGGCATGCCGTTGAACCTAATAAATCAAATGATTTAAGAATATCAGTAAGTTTTAATTTTATACAAGATGGCTTTCAATAAATATCAAGTAATTAAAAGTGCAGTTAACTACGAGTTAGCTAATTTTATATTTAATTACTTTCTTCTTAAACGTGATGCAGTTGCTTTTATGTATCAAAACAATATTACTTATGACAATGGGATGTTAGGTACATGGACTGATCAACAAATACCAAACACTTATTCACATTATGCAGATCATGTAATGGAGACTTTGTTAATGAAGGTACTACCAGTCATGCAACAAGAAACAGGGCTTCAGTTAGTGCCAACTTATTCTTATGCTAGAATATATAAACAAGGAGATATATTACGTAGACATAAAGATAGACCAAGTTGTGAGATATCTACAACCATACATTTAGGTGGTAGTAAGTGGCCTATATTTATAGATGGCACGGGAGCTGACACAGTTATAGATGAATATAAAGGAATTATAAAACCAGGTGCACCAGCAGGCACAGAAGTCTTACTTGATGTAGGAGACATGTTAGTGTATAGTGGTTGCGAATTAGAACATTGGAGAGAACCTCTAGAAGGTAATACTTGCGCTCAAGTATTTCTTCATTATAACCATGTAAATGGTCCTTTTGCTAAAGAAAATAGGTTTGACAAAAGGCCGATGTTAGGTATTCCACCATTAAGGAATATGTAATACAATGAGGTTATATGTTACAAAAAATACAATTTGCACCAGGGTTTAATAAACAAGTTACAGCAACTGGTGGCGAAGGCCAATGGGTTGAAGGTGATAATGTTAGGTTTAGATATGGTTATCCAGAAAAAATAGGTGGTTGGGCTCAACTAGGTTCTACAAGTTTAACAGGTAGAAACACTGCTATACATCATTTTGTAAATACAGCAGGNATNAAATTTGCAGCATTAGGTACTAATAGAATATTATATGCTTATTCTGGTGGTATTTTTTATGACATACATCCAATTAAAGCTACNACAACTTTAACTAGTGCATTTTCTACAACAAATGGATCTGCGGTTGTAACAATAACTTTTGCATCAGCGCATAATATAAATAAAAGTGATGTAATATTATTAGATAGTTTTACAAGTATTACTAATTCTAATTTTGGATCTGGTGATTTTACAGATATAAA